AAACTGTCTTCGAACTGTATATTGTGTATCACTTAAACCAGAATTAGTTGCGGTCAGAAGTGTTTTAATATTTCTATTTGGTAATCTAAATACTGATATATTTTTTTCTGTATCTTTTAGTTTTGCGGCCGCTGAACTTGCAGCATCTTCTTGGATAATTCTACCACTGGTACTTGTTCCAATTTCTAATTCAATAGATGATAATGAATCCTCTTCAAGAGAAATATCAGCAAAAACATTACCTACAGTTTCAATAACAAAATTTGCAGTAAAGTCTTGACCACTATCTGCATCCTCCATATAAACCTGTCTAAAATTATTAAAAGTAAAAGTTTCTGATTTAGTTACGGTAATATCTGCATTACTACTATTCTCAACAATTCCACCTGTTTCAGCAGAATCGGAAGATGTAATCTCTTCTCCGGCTTTAAATGTACCAACCACAGAAATTAGATTTACTGAAGTTCCAGAAGTTCCATCTGCATATACATAACCTCTAGCACCAGAAGTTACACCCGTGATTAATACACCACCGTTTGTGTGTGTTGCAAGAAGTGTTGGTGATGGAGTGTCACTCAAAGTTAGTTTTGTAAATGGACGTATATCGAAAAGATATAATCTATAACGAGCAGTTGCATCTGCATTTGAACCAGCAGTTCCAGAATCAAATTCAATTCCTCTAGCTCGGCCAACACCAATTAAATTACCATTCGCAGAACCTCTGGTTGAATTTTCAGCATCATAGAATTGTACAGTTTTGAATGGAGTAGATTCTCCAGATATTTGTGTAATGTCTGGAGTATTGTATACATCTGTAATGAGTGCATAATTACCAATGTCAAAAGTTGTAATACCAGCATTAGTAGTTTCAAAATCTCTTGCTTTATTAATATCTTTTATGGTGGTTCGAGTCTTATCAATTTCATAACCCCTGACGTACATTTTACCCGGCGATATGGTAAGAGCTAAAAGATCGCTGCTAGCGGTGTTGCCATCAGCAGTTGTCGCACCCACAGTATATCTACCCTGTAGATTATCTTTACCTACACTAACATCTACTGATTCACCTATAGTAAATTCAAATGGTCGAACCGTATAACTTCCAGATTCATCATTAGTCCTTCTTGCAAATTCATCAGCAAGTTGAGAATATGGCGTCCGACGACCAATTACAGACGAGCTACCATCTTTAAGAGCAACCAGAGAGACAAAATTATTTGTGTCCGTTGAAGTCGTAATAGTAGAGAGTGCAACAGAAATGCTTAATCTATGTGCGCCTTTCGCAGCATAGTTAGTTGACCCTGTAGAATTATCTAATAGAGACTCTTCATCTTCTGGTGTAACAATAGTTTCGCTTACTTTAAAACCAACTGTTCCTGTATAAGTTCTATCATAATTATTAAGAACTAGGGTTTCTTCTAGGTTGTTAACAAAGAAACCACGAATATAGTAAATACCAGATTCTATGTGAAACGCAAGACCTGTTCTTGATGCTGGACCTTCAGAACTTGCAAGTTGTTCTGGAGTTGATCCTGCAGCAACACTATACACAGAAGTGTATGTTGTAGCAGATGCAACATTTGCAGCATAACTTGATGTTGAATGTGATATTGGAGTATTAGCAATAAGATTTTCACCATCAGCAAAAACTGTAGTTTCAAAATCTGTACCAGCCCGCTCATATGAAAGATAAAGGAGTGGTTGATCTGTCGTCGTCGCAGCTGCGAAACCAATAACCTTTGCGGTAACACCCGTTGTTTCACCTGTAATAGTTGTAGGACTATCTGCGTTATAGTATTGTGAAGGATCAATCTCTAGATTATTAAATGTGCTTGCAATTTTCAAACTATAATATTCTTGAGTCGTTCCTTGACCCGGCACAACCACTGCACCATCACGAAAAATGTGACTTCCATGTGCTTCAATTTGATGTTGTAATACACTTTGAAGTTGCGTTAACTCTCTTGCCTGAACTGCATATCCTGGCCGAAAGAGAATTCTGTGATAATTATTCTCTGCATTAAAATCATCAAAGTACGGTGCTGCGTTAAGATTAGTTTTTTGTGCCATATTAGAATTCCACTACAATTTTAATGTCTTCCGTTTGATCTGTCGCACGGGTGATAGGTGCTCTATTCTCGTTGTAAATAATATTCCCACTGTCTGGTTCAAGTTCTGGGTTCGCATATCCATCGGTAAATGTGATAGTATTTGAGTTAGCAAGAGTTACTGCACTGTCCGCATTTGCATCAGGTGTCCCAGTTGCGCCAGAAGTTGCACCCGTAACAACATTTGCACCAGAGAACGCAATATATGCACCCACTGAACTTGTGCCATAATCTGTGTATCTTTCCTGTTGATAATAAAGAATGTTGTTATTAGCATCCCACTGAACAACCCTACCAATTGCAAGAGTTGTTGCTTGTGTAATCTTTTCATCAGCAGCAAACGTACCACTGGTGCTAGCCAACTTTAGTGCATAAGTTTGTCGAGCTGTTGTAGATGTCGCAACTGTTGTTGTTCCAAAATTTGTTGGTTCAGTAACAATAGAAATGTTACGAAAATCATTTCCTGTAAGAAGATCATCGCCCTCTGCACCGACGAACAATGTGTTCATAATCACATAGTGACCACCAAGTTCGTTGACCGCATTAGAACCGTGGCCACCTTTTGGACTAATTACAACTTTAATTGCACCCCCACTACCGTTATTAATGTCACCAGAATCTACAGCAGTTGTTAGTCCTGCATTTGCAAATACTGTGTCATCTGTAAGTGTAATTGTTCCATAGGTATAATTAGTGCCACCAGAATAAACAATTGTATCAGTTCCAGAAGTAAGACCGAAACTTGCAATGGCACCACTAGAAACCACAAATTCTACTACGGCACCAGAGGCTGTTCCCGCACTCGTGCCGTCGCCATTAATTGCTACATAGTAAGTACCATCTGTATATCCAGACCCAGCAGTAACAATAACACTTTCAATATTACCATCAACAGCCGCAGCAGAAACAGTAGAATCAGTACTAACAGGCATAAAATCTGATGTCAAAAACTTTGTTTGTTCTGCACTGGTAATTGTGTACATGTATTTGAGGACATAACCACCCTGAGAAAAGAAGGAAGTTGATTCAGATGTAGGTTCAGAACCAGAGTAAGCAGTTCCACCGTTATTGTCTATAACCTTATACACACGGTTATCAGATGTACGGAAGAAAAATGTGGATTGATAAATACTAGATTTACCAGATGAAGTTAGATTAGTAGAGCTAACATCGCTTTCGTACATATCAAAAGTTGTATTGTTGGTCCAGTTAAGTCGAGAAATTGCATAACTAACATCACCTGCTGCAATATTTTTTGCTGCGATAGCTTGATCCCAAACATTAAACTCACTGGTTACATCATCAGCTGGAGTAGGTGGTGCCGAATCTGTTCCACCACTAGTTCCTGATGTGAAAGGAGTAGGCTTACCAATCATCATGTAGTATGTGCTTTTGGCTGCTTCATTAAAAGACTCAAAGAATTGAGTTGCGTTATGAAGTCTAAATTTTTCTGTTATGATTGCTGTCATTTTCCGTTTCCTCTAATCTGTATTAGTATTTATACATCATGTTCATATCTAATTATAATTATGCACCAGCACCATGAACAGTTTTTAGTGTAGAACCACTAGAGTTCTTAATCAACAGAGTTGATAGAGTTTTTAATTCTGCTGAACCTACAGCGTCATTGGCGATATGCTCTTCATCAATAGAATCTGCTGCATAATGTTCAGAGTCAATAGCATCATCAGCAATCTTAGCGCCCGTAATAGCATCAGCAGCAATATTAGCAGTCTGTACCCAAACACCAGTGAGAGTTCCACCAGCAGCACTTGTTGCAAGCTTCGCACTGTTATCGTAAAAAAGATTTACAGCACCATTTGTAATAAACTGGGCTTTAAATTCTGTACCAGCATTGTTGAGAATATTGATATTGTTATCGGCTTGTAAGTTTAGATTTCCTGTACCAGCATCTACAATATAACTATTACTACCGTTGTGATAAATCTGAAGGTCACTACCAGCACCCCACAGTGCTTTGGCGTTGTCTGGGAACAGAATGTCATCAGTACCAGTAGGAACTGTAAATACTGTGGCGTCAGCATCGTTCTTTAAAGTTATATCTGATGTGCTGCCTTGTCCTGTTAGGATTAAACCCTCGGCAGATGTGTAACCAATTGCAGCATTATCACCCGCCGCAGTGTCACCAGCTGGTTCTACTGTTCCTGTTGCTGTCACATTACCTGTTACATCTAAACCAGAACTGTCGATATCGACTCGTTTGGTTCCACCAGTGGTGACGTTGACTGTATCAGCAGCACCAAAGTAAATACCTGTATTTGTGTCGCCCGTGTTTGTAATAGATGGTGCTGATACGCTACCGTCTGCGAATGATGCAACACCAGTAATCGATGGGCCCGCGAGAGTAACAACAGAGGCGGTTGCACTAATACCAGAAGTCAGTGCAGAACCCGTACCCAACAGAGTATAGATTTCAACAAAGTTATCATTTACTTTGTCACCACCGATACGAAGAGTATCACCTGTACCGTCGCCTTCGGTAGTTCCTAATCCTATTGATTGATATGCCATTAACCTTGTCCCCTTCTATCGTAATAACCATTTGTGTTCATCGATACGGTGGAGTCAAAGTCCTGACGTATAGCAATCTGACTACTCGTATTCGTAAGAACAATGTGTGTACCACCAGCAAATGTACCGTTGTTATTAGAGGAATTTTCACCGGCATTATTAGCATTTTGGTTAGTTGGAGTAGCATCCGTTACGTCTGGATGTGTAAGTGTGACACGGACTCCAGAATTACTACTAGCAACTTGACCAACCAAACCAAGAATTGCTCTAGTCTGAACCCCTAGAGGGGTTGATACTGCTTGTGTAACTCTTGATGTTCCAATAGCTGTAGCATTGATATTTACAATCTGTGCCTTAAAGATAAATTCATCTCCATCTTGAATAAAGTTTAAAATATTTGACGAACCATCTGTCAGAACTGCTCCAATACGTCTAAATGCAGAAGCACTATTATTTGCAACTAGATTTGCAGCAGTTACACTCGTATCAAAACCAATATCAACACTACCACTAACAACAATTGCATGAACGTGATACCATGTGTTAGTTGCAATACTAACACCTGATGCCAAACCACCATTACCCGACCCTGATGCCCAAGTTGCATCAATCCTTTTAGTCATCGCACTGGCCAATACGATATCAACGGCATTTGCATTATCTCTTACTTCGCCTACTGCAACAGTAATATCATGAGCGGTATCAGTTGCGTTTGATAATCCCATACCCGATAGATAACCTCTAGGTAATCCAGCATCAATATAAGTGGCAATTCTTGATGCAGCAACTTTTCTATTTGTACCGCCAGCGCCATCGTCAATGATGAACAAGTCTGCATCAGCAATCGCAGCACCAATATCTGTTGCACCATCGATGTCTAGGTCTGCAAGTGGAATGGAACCATCAGGAAATACTGGAGCTTGAGAGAATGTCACAACACCATTGGATGCAATTGCCATAGAATCTGTATCACCAACAGAACCGATATTACCATCATTAGGAATAACGATGTTGCCACCTGTGGTCATCGTTCCACTAACATCAAGATTAGCATTTACGTCCACAAGAGTTGCATTCAGTTCAATCTCATCGGTTGCGTTAATATCTAGAACCGTTGCACTAGGTGCGTTGATAAATTGACTTGCATCATTAAACTGAAGTGCCATAGTGCTGTTAAGCAATAGTCCAGTGTCAGCAACATGAGTTAAAGTCACATCATCATCTGCACCAAACTTTAACACTGCGGCGTCATGTTGTAGTTCCAAATCTGCTTGAAGAGTAACATCACCACTAACATCTAAAGTTCCATTTAAATCAACTGCTGTAGCATTTAATTCAATTTCATCAGTGGCATTAATATCTAGAACCGTAGCACTAGGTGCATTGATAAACTGTGATGCATCATTAAACTGAAGTGCCATAGTACTATTAAGTAAAAGACCAGTATCAGCAACGTGTGTCAACGTAACATCTTGATCATTACCAAACTGAACTGTAGAACCATCTGCAAGAAAAATATCAGAAAACTCTTTCGTTGCACTACCAATGGTCGCACCATCAGCTGATGCTGGTAAAATACTTGTGGTTATCTGTGGACTTGTTAGTGATTTATTTGTAAGGGTCTGAGTTGCAGTATTAAGTGTTACCGTATCAGAAGTTAAAGAACTACCGTCACCAACTAGAGTATAAATCTCAGTGAAGTTAGCATTTATTTTTGCACCTGTTGCTCTTAAAGAATCACCTGTACCATCATTCGCTGATCCGCCGAGTCCTATTACTGATTTTGACATAGATTTCTTCCTTTATTCTATTTATATCTTTTAATTATCAAAAGATATGCTGCTATCAAAAGTTAAATTATTAGATGCAAAAGTTAAATCTGTTGAGAATGGTGGATTTAATACAGATTGGATGTACAAATCAGTTTCAGTTCCATCCTCAAGAATGATTTGATCATTCTCATCTGCCGC